ATGTGTTTGTGTGTTTGCTGCACTACAACACACACATCTGGAGTATCATGGTGACCATGGGCAACGCGACGAGGGACCCTGGTCCCGACATCTCTCTTCTCGAGGACTTCGACGGGGACAGCGTCACCGTGAGGCTGAAGTGATGTGGCGCTTCCGTGACATCGGACGGGTCCGCAGCCGCGTGGACCTCGAGGACTGGTGGAGCTGTCGCTACTGGACACAGGGGCTGCGGCCGGGGTTCGATCGCCTGCCGACGACTTCTCGGTCACTGCGCTGCTGGCTCGGCATCCACGACTCCGAGTGGCACGACGCCTGCGGTCCGTGGCACTCCTACGTCGAGCCGCCCGAACCGGGGTTCTGCTGCAAGGACTGCGGCAACGAGGTCTTCCCGGTCCGCACGGCGCTGCTTCTAACCCTCGAAGGGAGCCGACTCGTCGGCCCCCTTCTCGAGCGCTACCACGAGTGGCGATGGAGGAACGATGACCTTCAGTGAGGAAGAGAAGGCCCGCGCCCGTGAGGTCGGCGCCGGACCGTACCAGAGCGAGGACGGCGAGTACTGGTGGTTCCCGACTTCCCACTGGACATGGAACCTCGCCCAGGCCGAAGCGAAGAGTCTCGCGGATGAGTCCGACTGCGTGGCCCGCTACATGGGCATCGAGGCCGTCGTGCTCCATGACCACGAGGACTGGGAGTACAGCGACCACGAGAACTGTCCCGAGGGCGGCTGCCCCAGCCGGCGCTCCTACCACTTCGAGTGGGACGACCGCTGGTCCGTCCCCGAGCACCGCAAGAGGCGATCATGAGCCGTGTCTACTTCACCACCCATGATGCACAGGCCGAGCTGCGCGGATCCGAGCGGGCCTGGCTGGGCCTGTTCTCGCAGGCCATCGGTGTCGGCATGTTGCCGACGTTCGATCTGCGCGACGTCATCTACCCCGAGAGCGAGCGGCAGCGCCTGATGTTGAGCCGCACCGACCTCGAGACCGCGCTGCGGATCAACATCAGCGGGCTGACCTTCCAGATCGGCACCCACCGGGTCGAGCCGTGGATCGTCAACCTGAACACCGCCCTCCTGATGGGAAACGACCCCGTCAGGCTGGGCACCTACATCCACGCCCAGTGCGAGGTCCATGGCTGGTTCGAGCCGGAGTCCTTCCCATGGGTCGTCGACGTCATCGCCGCTGGCCGCGAGAGTGGCCTCTACCGCAACGATGCGGGCTGGGAGGATGTCAGGGACCTCTTCGTCGACGCCGAGGACCCCATCGTCATGTCGTACTCGGTGACCGAGTCCTTCCCCGACCTCGGACTGGTGCTGCGGTCGGGCCTCGGTCCCGAGCCGCATCTCGACACCGAATACTGGTGGGAGGGGCTCGACGACGAGGCCCGGTGGGACCTGAGCATGAAGGCCCTGCTGCAGGTGATGCAGCCCATCAACGAGAAGACGATGGCCGAGGGCTTCGTCTCGCGTGATGGTGAGCCGGCCTACAACGCCATGGATCTTTACGACGAGCTCCACCGGCTACGGGAGGCGAAGGATGACTGACACCTGGGAGGGCGCGACCCTCGACACCGCGAAGGCATGGCTCCGCAAGCACCTGGACGAGGGGGCCGTCTGCCCCTGCTGCAATCGGTGGGCTCGTATCTACCGGCGACCACTCAACAGCGGCATGGCCCGCAGCCTGATCATGATGTGGCGGCTCGCGGGCACCGACTGGATGCACCTGACCGACCTCGGTCCGATGGACGACCGGGGCCGCGAGGAAACGAAGCTGGCCTACTGGGGCCTCGTCGAGGAAGAGCGCACCGAGCGACCCGATGGAGCGCGTGATGCCCGCCACCGCGTCACCCCGCTGGGCGCCCACTTCGTGAAGGGAGAGGTGTCGGTGCAGAAGTACGCACGGGTCTACAACGGCGGTGGCGTGAGTGTCGGGCTGACCGGCCCGCTCATCGACATCCACGATGCGCTGCGCGACAAGTTCGACTACCAGGAACTGATGCGTGGCTGAAGGAAGAACAGTGACAGACACGGCACGAGTCCCGGCCCACACCATCGAGGGCAGCGGTCGCAACCAGCGCGAGGTCTGGAAGTTCGACCTGCGCCCCGCCTTCGTGGGCGATCTGACCATCGAGATGCCCCTGTACGCCAAGGTGCTCCTGGTCGACATGCAGGGTAAGGTGCCTCGCATGTGGTGCGAGGTCGACCCGCAGGATGAGCGCGTCGAGCGCCACTTCCGCATCTTCGGGACCGGGCACCATATCCCTCGAGGTCCCATCTGGTGCGGCTCGTTCCTCATGGACGACGGGGCACTCGTCTGGCATCTCTACGAGACGACGAAGGAGGCCGACCCTGCATGAGACTGGTCGTGGAGATCCCCGACGCGACCCTGAAGGAGTTCAAGGACGCGACCAAGCAGAACAGCGAGACGATGGCGCAGGTGATCCGCCGAGCCATCGACGGGTACCTGCGGGATGGTGGAACAAAGAAGCCATCCCCAGGACATTCCCGTTCAGGCAAGTCAACGTGAGGGAGCCAGCGCCCACGGTCGTGCCCTACGACCACAGGGGCCGTCCGCTCACCAGAGACCGGACCATGGGGTTCCGGCCACCGGAGGAACGATGAAGGGACTCAAGCAGGTACTCGTCAGGACGACGCAGTCGCTCACCCCGGTCGGCCTGGCCCAGGTCCCGGTCGTGGGCGAGAAGATCATGGACCGCGGGCGGCGGTACGTCGTCACGGCCGTCACCCATATCATCCCGCAGACGAAGTGGGACCCCATCGCGGAGATCGTGGTCGCACCCGTTGACATCACCAAGCAGCCTGACGGCGAGGAAGCGACAGAAGAGTCCTCGCCCAACCGCCAGCAGCGCCGCGCCAGCAAGAAACGGAACTAGGAGGTCCCATGTCCGAGAAGCCGGACGACTTCGTCGTCCTCCCCCTGCGCTTGGTGCAGGAGCTCTCCAGCGAGCTTCGCAGCCTCAAGGCGTTCTTCTACGGGACGCTACTGGCCATATCGTTCTACATCGGCTGGAACATCGCTGAGGTCTTCGCTGGTTGATGGCAACGCTGGTCGAGCCTGAACTCGAGGACACCGTCAGGAAGTGGTGGGACTCGCTCAAGGAGTTCCATGAGCCGTCGAAGGGCAAGTCCGCCCTCGTGCGGCTCGATGAGAGGCATTACGTCCTGTGCCTCCCCGTCCGCATCAGCGCCGAGCAGGCCGAGCGGATGCGGGAGACATGGGTCGAGTTCGCGGGTAAGCGTGGACCGAAGTTGATGGTCTTCAGCGACTCGGTCTTCGTGCCCAGATTGGAGGAAGCATGAACCTGAACATCATCAGCATGCCGAGAAGCGACGCCCGACGCGCCTTCCTCGACTATCGGCGGGCCGTCAGGGCACGCCGCGATGAGGAAGTCAAGTGGGAGTTCGCCACCAAGTGGGAGGCGCTCTCGACCGAAGAGCAGCAGGCATACGAGCGCAACACCGTGGCCGACGAGGCGATGATGCGTGGCTACCGGGCACTCTCGCTCGGGAAGCAGGTCATCAGCCTCAGCGAGGCCATCCACCATGGCGGCGTCGATGAGAACGGTCGGCCGCGTCTGGCTGTCATGCGGGCCGACCTTGCAGTGGTCGGGCTGCGCGCATTCGATGGGGCAGCGACGTTCACGGTCGACGACTCTCGGGTGAACGTCGCGGCCAGCAAGCAGTTCGTCGTGCGAGGCATCGAGGGGCTGAAGGACACGGGCTGGCGCGGCCCGGTCGCTGACGTGCCGCCCGTCCCCGCCCCGCTGCGCCCCGGCCCCGCGCTGTCGAACTACGCCACGCTGTTCGAGGCCAAGTGGCGTTCCCCGCGCCAGCGTCCGAACGTGGGCGACCCGGCGCTGCTGAAGCCGCTCGGCGGTGACCTCTACGCGGTCGTCGCCACATGGGACCTGACCCCGCTCGAGCGGGCCGTCTTGGGGATGTCATGAACGAGGACGAGGTCCGTGAGCTTCGGAAAGTCCGCGCCACGCTCGAATGGGTCGACAGGCACTTCGATGCCGAGGCGCAGATGAACGCGGCCAAGCACATGAACGACAGGGTCATCCCGAACCCACTGGCGGCAGCCGCTGCCACGGCGTTCAACACGATCCACCAGCTCATCGAGAGGTATGACCGTGGCGCTGAGGGATAGCATCAAGATCACGACCAAGAGCCCGCGGAAGGTCTTCGAGCTGACAGCCACCTCCCCTGGTGGGGAGGTGACGATGGGGGTGTTCGCGGATCAGTTCGTGACGATCTCCGAGACCACCCGCAAGGGCCGGCTGAAGCGAGAGGTCGTCGTCAATCGCGAGGACGTGCAGATCGTTGAGCGCTTCTACTCCTAAGCAGGTCAGCGTGGTGGCCCTTGAGCCGAGCGTCCATTGGCCATCGCCGCCAAGGGGCTACCGGCGCTGCCCCGGCGACGGGGAGCGGGGGTGCTTGGTGGACATATCGGCCCACAAGGAGCGCTGTCAGTTCTGTACGAAGACGGTGCTGCTCAGAGAGGGCGCTGTGATACCGTAGCGCCCATGATGATCTTCGAGCCGCCCCTTCGCGGCGAAGAGAAGAAGAGCGGACTCCCTGTCGTGATCATGGCGGTCAGCGAACAGAACGAGTCCGTTCTCTTCGTTGATGGGGAAGGCGACATCTACATCAAGCCGTTCAACGAGGTCTCGGTCAACTGGCGCTACAACTTCGACCTGGGCAAGTGGGTCGACATCGACGCCAACGGCAACGTCGTCCCTGACGCGCCCGGACCGATGGGTCCGGCGCAGTGAAGACCATCGGGCTCCGCGAGTTCCGCGACAACATCGACAGCATCGACGAGCCGGTCCGCGTCTTCAAGACCCGCAACGGCGTCGTGGAGCTCGGGACATGGGTCCCGGCCAAGATCGAGTTCGACCTCGAGTTCGAGACGATGCCCCGGAAGAAGGGCGAGAACAAGGTCGAAGTCAGGGTCAGGGCCAAGAAGGCATCCGACCGTGCGGTATCCTGACCCCATAGACAGAGCGGGCCATCTGCCCGCGCCCCGGACGGCCGGGTCATCTGAGGCTTGGTTCGACGACGCCTGATGGACATCGACTTCAAGACGATGACCCGCTTCTCCGGGTCCCACAAGCCAGCAGGTGTCCCCGGTTGCGAGCGCGGGGACGGACACACCTGGAAGGTATGGGTCGGCGTCACCGGCCCGCTAGAGAAGACGGCTGACTCCGACATCCGCCGCGTGCGGAACTCGGTGGACCTGCGTGCCGACATGCTTCGTGTCGTGGCCGAGATCGACGGGCGGCACCTCGAGGACATGATGCCCGGAGTGCTGACCACCACCGAGGGCATCGCCGCGTGGCTACTCGAACGGCTCCCACAAGCGCACCTGGTCGAGGTAAGTCACCTCACCGAAACGGCAACGGTGCATCGCAAGATCAGGTAGGCATCACCTACATCCACAAGGACTTCCTGCTCCCGAACCCGTGGAACCCGAACGTGATGACGCGGGAGATGTTCGACAAGGAGCGGGCGTCCATCCGCGAGTTCGGTTTCGTGGACCCGCTGACGGTCCGCCCCATCCATGCCAAGGGCAGTGCCTACGATGGTCACTACCAGATCATCGACGGCGAGCACCGCGAGCGGGCCGGGGTCGAAGAGGGCATCGACGAGTTCCCCTGCGTCGTCATCGACGTGGACGACGGGACCGCCCAGCAGCTCACCATCGTCCTCAACGAGACCCGCGGCACCGCGGACACCGTGAAGATGAGCCGGCTGGTGCAGGATCTCTCGGAGAAGTACGACCGCGCCACCATCGGCCAGATCCTGCCGTTCAGCCCCGAGCGCATCGCGGGGATGCTGGGCGACCGCAAGCAGCTCGACTTCAGCAAGCTCGGCAAGCCGAGGTTCGGCGGCGGCGACCAGCAGGTCGAGCGCGTCTACCGACTGCCCCGGTCCGCGGCCGTCATCGTCGACGCTGCCATCGAGAAGGCCAAGGCCGACAACGACCTCGAGTTCGCCTGGCAGGGCCTCGAGGTCATCGCTACGGAGTTCACGTCGTGACCAAGCACGACTACCCGGCCCTCAAGAGGGAATACGTCACCTCGCCCGACGACATCTCCATCCGGGCGCTCTGCGAGAAGCACGGGATCTCCGCATGGTCCACCGTGGCAGAGCGTGCCCGGAAGGACCACTGGAACGACGAGCGCGAGGCGTACAAGGCGCAGATCGAAGAGAAGACCATCACGCTCGCAGCCAACACCGAGGCGCTGAAGATCGCAGAGATGCGAGCCGACACGCTCGAGGTCATCCACGGCGCCATCCTGAAGATGGGCGCCGACCTGCAGGACCGTTGGGTCGAGGATCCGAAGGACCCCGACCACATGGTGCTCATCCCCGGACAGACGGTCACGCCTGACGCAGTGACCAAGCTCATCGACAAGTTCCTCGTGATGTCCGGCCAAGTCACCGAAAGGACGGCAAGCCTTGGTCTTGGAGTCGCCGTCGATGCCAGGGACCTCCCCCTCGATCTGGCTCGAGAACTTCACACGGCAGCTAAGGCAGCGGGAGCTGGCGCAGGGCCAGTGGGACGAAGTCCACTCCCTGGCGGCGCAGCGCCTAAGTCTGTCAACTGAGCCTTGGGTCGCGCCATGGGGTGAGACCTACGGCTTCAAGTACAGGGACGAGTCCGGCGCCATCACCGAGGTCGGCATCGAGGGCCTCGCGGCCCATGCCGAGTACGTCTTCCTCAACCCGCTGGCGCGGCATCACGCCGAGATGCTGCTCGAGATGCTCAAGAGCATCTACCTCCGTGACAACTCGGTCTTCCTCGAGCCTCGAGGTGCGGCCAAGACGACCCACGGCAACACGGGTTTCTTGGCATGGCTCATCGGCCAGTTCACCGATCTCCGGGTCGGGCTCATCAGCAACACCGCACTGCAGTCGCGAGCCTTCAGCCGCGCCATCCGCTGGACGGCCGAGGGCAACGAGCGCTACCAGCGGATCTGGGGCAACATCGCCTCGGACGCGAAGTGGACCGACCAGGAGTGGCTGCGGGCGGACTCCAAGCACCACGGGACCAAGGACGTCACCTGCTTCGCCCAAGGCGTCGGCGGGGCCATCATCAGCAAGCGCTTCGACCTGATCCTCTGCGACGACATCCTCGATGAAGAGAACACCGAGACGCCCGAGCAGCGTGAGAAGGTCGAGACCTGGTTCACTCAGACGCTGCTGCCGTGCCTGGCGCCGGACGGGGTCGTGATCGTGATCGGTACCCGCTGGGCCGAGGACGACCTCTACGAGACGCTCACCAAGCCTGTCACCGAAGGCGGCAAGGGCTGGAAGGAGCACCTCCGGGGCTGCTACATCACCGACGACAGGGGCGAGGTCATCGAGGACGGCGAGGGTCGTCCGACCAGTTACTGGCCCGAATACTGGCCCGTCGAGCGCCTCGAGGACAAGCGCATCGACCTCGGGACCCCGATGTTCATGTGCGCCTACATGAACGACATCCGGGGCCTGATGGAGGGCAACATCTTCAAGTCCGCGGACTGGGCCGGCTCGGACTTCTACTTCAAGGAACTCCCAGCCGGCCGCAAGTTCGTCGTGAAGATGGGCGTCGACCTCGCCTCGAGCGAGAAGGAACGTGCCGACTTCACGGCGAGGGCCACCGTCGCGATGGACGACGGCGGTGACTTCTGGGTCCTGTCGGTCTATCGCGACAAGCGCGAGTCCGGTCACGCCGAGTTCATCTACGACGGCTGGGCGGCGTATCAGAACCTCGACCTCGTCCTGGTCGAGAACCAGCAGTTCCAGTCCACCCTCATCCAGGAGGTGATGGAGGACTACCCGTGGATCCCCGTCGAGGGGCGGCGTTCCGACGTCGACAAGGTCACTCGCGCTCGCGCTGTCGCAGCGAAGTACGAGGCCCACAAGATGCACCACCACGTGTCCCTGAAGGGCGGCGCCTACGAGATGGAGCTGCTGGGTTTCCCGAAGGGCCACGACGATCAGATCGACGCAGTCGGCTTCGCGATGGAGCTCGGCGGTGGTGGCGGGCTGCAGTACGCAGCGGTCAGGAGGTAGCGTGGCGGTAGTCGAGTTCCGCACCGGAGAGCAGGAGGTCCCCGATCACCTGGCTGAGATGATGAAGGGGATCGACACATATACGATGACCTACGACGAGGCCATCGAGGCGATGAACCGCAAGCTCGAGAACGACTATGTCAGCCGCGAGATGAACAAGGTCGTCGACCAGCACATGGCCCGCCTGAGTGGACGAGGGGGCCTGACATGACGGTCCAGAGGATGCCCCCGCAGGGGCGCCGGATGATCACGCGGCGGGCGAAGTCATCGCCTGCGCGACTGCCCGAGGCGACGCTGTCGGTCATCTACCAGAACACCGACCGCTTCCGCCAGGGCAAGCAGAACGTCAAGCTCTACCGCCACTGGGCCGAGCACAGCGAGTGGGTCCGCACGGCCGTCAACATCCGCAGGCGGCAGGTGGCTCAGGCTGAGTGGGCCATCGTCCCGGTCGACCACACCAAGCCGTGGTCCGACAAGCTCGTCGACCAGATCACGACCCTGATCGCTGGCCCGAACCCCAAGACCGAGTCCTTCAAGGGCCTCATCGGTCCCGTCCTCGAAGACCTGCTGGTGCTCGATGCTGGCGTCATCGAGAAGGAGTTCACCCTGCGCGGGCAGGTCGGGCGACTGTGGGCCGTCGACGGCGGGACCATCAAGGTCTCGACCATCTGGGATGGCGAGGACGAGGACGAGGCCCGCTACTTCTGGTACCCGGACCATCAGCTCCGCGGCACCTTCACCAACAGGGAACTCATCTACATGATGGGCACCTCGGCCACCTACCGCGTGGTCGGCCTCTCGCCGCTCGAGACCCTGAAGCTCGCCATCGACAGCGAGCTCGGCTCGTCCTCGTACAACGACCGACAGATGCGCTCCGCAGCCCCGGACGGGATGCTGGACCTCGGAGAGAACGCTCGCCCCGACCAGATCGAGGGCTTCAAGGCGCTCTGGTCCGCTGAAGTCGCTGGGCAGGGCGCCCTCGCCATCGTCGGCGGGACGAAGGGGGCCAAGTGGGTCCCGTTCCGCCAGTCCAATCGTGACGCTCAGTTCATGGAGTGGCAGGAGTACCTCGTCCGCAAGATCGCGGCCGTCTTCATGCTCTCGCCACAGGATCTCATGCTCGAGCGTGACGTCAACAGGTCCACCTCCGAAGTGCAGCAGGAGAACACCGACGATCGCGGTCTTCGGCCCCTCCTGGGTGACGTCTCGGACTACTTCACGCGGGAAGTCGTCTGGGACCCCGGTTTCGGCGGGCAGGACAACAACCTTCAGTTCGCGTTCTCGGCACTCAACCTGCGCGAGTCCAAGACGCGAGCCGACATCAACCGCGTAGCCACTGGTGGGATGCCCTACAAGAGCATCAACGAGGCAAGGCGGGACGACGGCCGACCTCCGATCGGAGACCCGGACGACGAAACCAACCCGTTCAACAAGCTCATGGTCAACTCACCACTCGGGCTTGCGACGGTCGAAGACGTTCCATCCGCTCTCGATTACCTCGAGGCGAAGACGAAACCAAAGCCCGAGTCCTCGAGTGACGGGTCACCGCCCTCTGCCGGTAGGTCGACCGACCGTTCGTTCGTTGATCAGGGCGACCTGGAGGAACTATGGTCGCAACGCTAAACGTCCACGTCTATACCGGCGCGAGTGCCGGTACGGAGTCGGGAGTCGTCACCGGCATCGACTTCATCAGCGCGGACAACGCCACCAACTCGCTCGCCAACAGGCAGGCGAACCCCATCACGGTCGGGACCCGGAGCTTCGAGAAGTGGCTCAAGCTCAAGATCAGCGCCATCCCGGCCAACGACGTCTCCAACTTCCAGATCTGGGGAGACGGCGGGATCGACTCGTCGACCACGCTGTACTTCACGGGCGAGTACGTGACCGGCACCACGCCGGTCTCGAGCGCCTCGTCCATCGCGGACACGGACTTCGACACCTACACGGCCGGGAACAAGGCCCAGTGGGATGCGAACTCCTACACCGCGACCAACGACACGACGGAATACGCAGTGTTCCAGCTCGCCGTCGACGGGGACGCGAACCCCGGCAACTGGACGCAGGAGACCATCTCCTACTCCTACGACGAGACCTGATCTCGTCGCAGGAAGAGAGGTTCCTTATGAGACCGCGTGAGGTAATATCGCCTCACGCGGTCTCTTTGCGTATCGGAGGAAACGATGGACTTCAACCCAGCAGGCCAGGAGCAGGTGGTCAAGGATCTGAAGCGTCGCTTCGGGACCGAGTACGATCGCTTCCCGCCCAACCGGGCGAGCGCCCCGAGCAACGGCTTCCACTTGGACAATGGGATGTTCGGCTCCGTGGACGCCGAGCTTCTCTACGGCATGGTCCGTCGAGTCAAGCCGAGGCACGTCGTCGAAGTCGGCGCCGGCTGGACTTCGCTCGTCATCGCTGACGCGCTCGTCAGGAACGCGGCCCAGGGCCACCCAGCGACCCACGTCGCCGTCGATCCGGTCGCTCCGGGCTTCGCCTACAAGATCCCCGGATTGCGGGTCGTCAACGAGACCCTGCAGGCCCGCTCGGACGTGCTCGACCTCATCGAGCCCGGAGACATGGTCGTGGCCGACACGAGCCATATCTACGTCCCCGGCCACGAGATCGACGTGCTCCTGCAGAAGATGGCCGACTGGCAGGGCGTCCATGTCCACTTCCACGACGTCTTCCTGCCGAACGACTACCCCGACTCATGGGCCGACCGCCACTACGACGAGCAGGGCCACATCGAGGCGTTCATGGAGGCCAACGCCACGTGGGAGGTCACCCTGGCGGCGAACTACCTCCACCACGAGAGGCCCGAGCTGCTCGAGAGGGCCATCAAGTCCTACGATCCGGACCGGCCGCTCGGACCCGGCAGCATCTGGCTGCACGAGGCGACCGTCGAGGCAGAGCCAGCCCCGATGGACGCAGCCGTCGACCCGGAGGCGCCGCACATCTTCCGGTCCGACCGCGGTGGCACGCGCTGCCTCGACTGCGGCATGACGAAGAAGGCGAAGCGTCACGTATGAGCGACACCGTCAAGTTCCGGTTCAAGCTCGGTGACCAGGTCACTGACCCCATCACGAGGTTCAGGGGCGTGGTCACCGCGAGGACCGAGTGGCTGAACCGCTGCATCCGGTATGCGGTCCAGCCACGCGAGATGAAGGACGGCCGGCCCATCGAGGACCAGTGGTTCGATGAGGGCCAACTGACCCTCATCAAGGGTGCCGAGAACCTCGACCCGCACGCCGCCGCTGCACCGAAGGAACGGACGGGTGGCCCGACGCCGACGCCCCGACCAGTTCGGGCACTGATGAAGCACGTCCTCGTCACGGGAGGGAACGGCTTCATCGGTGAGTATGTCGTAGAAGAGCTTGAGACACGTGGTTATAGACCAGTCATCTTCGACCGGCACTGGGGGTTCCAACCCAGGGAAGGAACCTTTGGTGACATCAAGGACTCGACCCTCGTCGACGACGCCGTCTCCCACGTCGACGGGGTCATACACCTGGCTGGCGTTCTGGGCACACAAGAGACCGTGGCTGATCCGCGTCCGGCCGCTGAGACCAACATCCTCGGAGGACTGAACGTCATCACGGCGTGCGCCAAGTACGACCTCCCCCTCGTGAACATCGCGGTAGGTAACTGGTGGATGAACAACACCTATTCCATCACCAAGAACAGCGTCGAGCGCTTCATCGACATGAAGCGGGAGTTCGAGGCCCGACGCATGGCATCAGTGCGTGCCCTCAATGCCTACGGGCCGCGACAGGCGCCAACGGTCCCGTATGGGCCGTCTCGCGTCCGCAAGATCATGCCTTCGTTCATCTGCCGCGCTCTCTCCGGTGAGCCCATCGAGGTCTACGGGGAGGGCGACCAGGTCATGGACATGGTCTACGTCACGGACGTAGCCAAGGCCCTCGTCTCGGCCCTCGAGCACGTCGAGCGTGACGTGGAGTTCTCCGAAGGGACCGTCGAGGTCGGGACCGGACGTCCCACGACCGTCATGGGCATCGCCAGGATGGTCGCGGACGAGGTCGCCAAGGCTGGCGGCAAGCCACCCGCCATCGAGAAGCTCCCGATGCGCCCAGGCGAGCCGCCGTCCTCGGTGGTCCTTGCGGACACGTCCCTGCTGCACCAGATCGGGATGAACGCCAAGAACTTCACGCGCTTGGAGACGGGCATCCAGAAGACGGTGGAGTTCTACCGCGGGTACCTGAAGGACCGATGATCATCGTCACCGGCTCAGCCGGCTTCATCGGCAAGGCGCTCTACGCGAGCCTCGCTACCGACGACGTCGGCGTCGTGGGATACGACAAGAAGACCGGCGTCGATCTCGCTGACTTCGAGAACCCGCTGTTGGGCGTCCTGCTATCGAGCGTTTCCCCCACCTGCATCGTCCACCTCGCGTCCTCCGTCTCGACGCCGCGCTCCATCGCCCACCCCGAAGAGACCTTCCGCGACACGGTCATGACGACCGTCATGGTGATGAAGGCCGCGGCCGGGGGGAAGACCCCGGTCATCCTCACCTCGTCGGTGAAGGCCCGCGACGGGCGCACGCCATATGGGGCCGCGAAGGTCATGGCCGAGACATGGGCGATGGAGATGGCCAACGTCCACCAGATCCCGCTCGTCATCAACCGCCCCGGCACGGTCTATGGGCAGGGGCAGGAGGGCTCCGCGGAGTCCGGCTGGGTCGCGCACTTCCTCAAGGCCAAGGCCCAGGACGACGAGGTCGTCATCAACGGCAGCGGTGAGCAGGTGCGCGACCTCCTGCACGTCGACGACTACGTGCGCCTGCTGCGGGCGCAGATCGACGACATCCGGCCGCGGCAGGTCACCGAGTCCCACGTCGACCTGCGCTACAAGGAGTTCCCCACCTACGACTTCCGCGTCGGCGCCAACCCGCCGTCCATCTGGGACGTCGGCGGCGGGCGCAAGAACGAGGTCACCGTCAAGCAGATGGCCGAGCACCTGGGGCTGAGGTACACGCACGGCCCGGAGCGCTACGGCGACGCATGGCGCTACGTGGGCAAGAACCGGGTCCCCGGCTGGTCGCCGCGCATCGACTGGCGCGAGAGCGGGATGTTCAGGGGATGATCGTCTGCACCGGCCCGGTCAGCAACGGTACGCGCCTGCTGACCGACATCGTCCGAGCCATCGTCGAGGGGCGCGATGACGTCGAGCACCGCTCCATGCCCCAGTGGTCCGACTTCTGGGACTATCGAGATGACCCCGAGGGCACGACGTACGTCATCATCGTCCGCCGCCCCGACATAGCGGTCCGCAGCGCCCACCGGCAGGGCCATGGCAACCCCGACCTGCCGGGTCAGGAGGGCCTCGACCACCGCCTGACCGAGAGCGAACTGATGGAGTGGTGGGAGCGGGCGATGCGCCGGCTGGCGCACATCCCCGGCGCCTACTGGCTCTCCTACGAGGCGCTCGTCGCTGCCCCCAGGCAGCAGATCGAGGCGCTCGCCGGCTGGCTCATGGAGCAGCCCTTGCGCGACGGCCGGGTGCCCGCCAGCCTCGACGTCGCCACCATCAGAGACGAGAACGCGAAGTGGCTGTAGCCATCCTGATCCCGTCGCTCGGCAGGCCCCAGTACGTGAAGCGCGTCTACGCGAACATCGAGGCGAATACGCCCGAGCCGCATGAACAGGTCTGGTGCGTCAGCGGGAAGGACTACGAGAAAGAGCTGATGGAGTGCAAGGGTGGGAACTTGGCATGGAAGCGCGACGACGATGACGAGGACAAGCGCTACGTCACGCGGATGAACAAGCTCGCCGCCGCCGTCCTACGAGATGGGTCGTTCGACTTCGTCTTCTTCGGCTCCGACGACGTCGTCCACCATCCGCGGTGGTTGACCCATGCGCTCGACGTCATGGAGGAAGCGCCCGGTGCCCAGGTCGTCGTCGTCAATGATCTCCGCAACCCCAACGGGACGCAGGCGCTCATGGACGTCAGCTACTTCGACAAGGCCGTGTTCGACGACCCGAGCGTCGTCTTCCACCCCGGCTACCAGCACAACTTCGCGGACACCGAGCAGTTCTTCACCGCGAAGGAGCGCGACGTCATCTACAGGGCCATGGACTCCCACGTCGAGCACCTGCATCCGCTGCACCGCGGGTTCGCTCAGCGACCCATGGATGAGACCTACCGCTACGCCCAGGCGCACTGGAACGAGGACTCGGCCTTGTTCGAGCGGCGTATGGTTGCTATGAAGGAGGTGCTCCATGGCGAAGCGGACGGGTAAGCTCCACTACCCCGACCCTCACCCCGACCGGAAGGGCGATGCTCTCTGCGGGGCGAAGAACGCGGTCTTCCCGAAGGCTCGAGCCGTGCGGATGAAGAACGGCGACTCCGTCACTACCATCGTCCTCGAGGACGTCGACTGCAAGAACTGCCGCCGACTCGGCGTCGAGTTCGCGATCCGCCCGCGATGACGAAGATCAGCGTCGTCATCCCGACGTACAACCGGGCCGACACCCTGATGAACCGCGCCCTGCCGTCCGTGTTCGCGCAGGACATCACCGCCGAACTCGAGATCCTCGTCGTCGGGGACGGCACCGACTTCGAGACCGTCTCCCTCATGCGTGATCTCGAGTCCAGGGACCCCAGGGTCCGCTTCTGGAACAGGCCGCACCAAGACTACCCGGACGACCCCGGAGAGAGGTGGTGCGTCCTCGGCCTCGAGGCCCGCAACTGGGGCCATGACCATGCCACGGGCGAGTACATCGCCGGGCTCGACGATGACGACGAGTGGCGTGTCCACATGCTGTCCACATTGTGGAAGGCGCTCAAGCAGGGAGGCGTCGATGTCGCCTACGGTCGCTCCATCGCCTACAACTCCGAAGGCAAGCAGATCGCCCAGTACGGTCGCGTCCCTCCGATGCACTTCGCGTTCTGCGATGGCGCGTGGCTCTCGAAACACGACCTCGGGTTCCGCTACGACAAGGCGTGCATCGACCGGGGCCTCCCCGAAGACGGCGACCGCATCGACCGCATGGTCGCAGCCGGCCTGAAGTTCGCCTTCGTCAACGACGTCGTCCACAACTACTACCCGAACCCGCGAGGTATGTCGCTATGACGGAACTGCTGGGCATCGACATGAGCGAGTGGCAGCGCCACCGCCAGGGCCAGCCGGCGCACCAGGGCATCGACCGCAAGGACTTCGAGAAGATCGCTGAACTCGGTCCGCTCTCGTTCTCCATCCAGCGGCTGAGCCTCGGAGAGGACTACCAGGACCCGACCGCGATCAAGCACCTGAACTGGGCCGAGGCGGCGCACGTCTGGACGGGCGGCTACCACTTCCTCACGACCGATGACGGCTACGCCCAAGCCGAGAACTTCATCCGGGCACTTGACACGCTCGGCAGCGCGGGCATCGCGCCGGACTTCCTCGTCCTCGACATCGAAGAGGCCGGGACCAAGTACCGCGAGGTGTGCGAATGGCTCGCCCGCTTCCGCAAGGAGTACGACGAGGAAGTCCTGCTCTACGGCCGGGAGTCGTTCTTCGCGGCCCGCAAGAGCGTCGAGTTCCAGAACGTCGCTCGCCTCTTCGACCGGGAGTGGTGGGCCGACTATCGCAGCGACGACAGCAAGGCCACCCGCTTCCTGGCGAACGACCGCTGGCACACCCCGGCCGAGGACGAGCTGCTGCGTCCGGGCCGACTGTGGCAGTGGGGTCCGCTGAAGTTCACCGACGCCGACGACACGCGGCCTGACGGCAGCAAGCCGCTCGACGCCGTCGACGGCAACGTCTTCCTGGGCAACGAGAAGGAGTTCGCCCAGTACGTGGGGATCCTGTGATCCCCGTCCTCGGCATCCCCTACATGAGCCGCAGCGACCTCTTCACCGAGATGATCATGTCTATCGACTTCCCGGTGCAGGACATCATCATCATCGACAACAGCGGTGGTGACACCTGCCCGCAGATCGAGGGCGCCCACCACGTGAAGATGCCGCACAACATGGGCGTCGCCTGGGCGTGGAACACCATCATCAAGTCGTTCCCGACCGCGGCTTGGTGGACCATCTGCAACGCCGACATCAAGTTCGCTCCCGGCGACCTCGAGAAGCTCTACCGGGCGATGCAGGATCACTCCTTCACGCTGCTCAATAGCATGGCTGCGTTCGGCGTCAGTCGGGAGTGCATCGAGAAGGTCGGGTGGTTCGACGAGGCCAGCTTCATCCCTGCCTATTGCGAGGACAACGACTTCGTCTACCGGGCGCGGCTCGTGGGCGTCGACCCCCACTTCGTGCAGGCTGGCTTTGCCCACTTCGGCAGCGCGACGATCAAGTCCGACCCCCACCTGCGGGACGAGAACAACCGCACCTACCACCAGAACGTGAAGGAATACACGCGAAAGTGGGGCGGTATGATGCACGAGGAAGTCTTCAAGACTCCCTACGACAAGGGTGGCAGCCCGCGGGATTGCCTCACGGTGAGCATCGCGGAACTTGCGGCCCGCTCGTGGAAGTAGCCAAGGAGAAGCGAATATGGCAGCCGTAGTGGCCGTTCGTTACGAGGACGACTCGGCCAACCCCAAGGCCGCGACCACCGCGATGCACATCTCGGTGACCGGGGCAGACTTCGTCGACGAGACCGACAACAGCATCCGCAGGTTCTACCTGAGCGCTGAGCACGGTTCGTACGACGCGGCCAGGAGCCCCGAGTTCGAGAGCGATCGCTACGAGTGGGATGGGTGGATCCCGCCCGTGGCGGGCCTCTGGACGTGCGTCCTTCGCAATGCCGCTGACGACTCGCTCGTCGCTGGCCAGACGCAGGCACAGTTCACCGCCGACGCATAGCAGGCGACCCAGCCACACGGGTAATGGCCCCCTCGGGGCCAGCCCGAAGGAGGAAGCGTTGAACGACATCGTCCCGTCCGCCGAAGTCCAGATGGGCGAGGTGCTCTACCCCGAAGGTGAGCCTCTCGGGACCGTCGCCTTCCCGGTCCGAGACCAGATGCACACGAACACCGTGCTGTCCCTGATCTCGACGGATTGGCGCGGTCTTCCCGTGGATCGCAGGGTGGTGAAGGGCAACGTCCTGACCCTGCAGCGCAACGCACTCGTCGCCCGCATGAGGGGCGACTGGATCCTGTTCATCGACTCGGACATGTACTGGCAGCCGGACGCGGTGCGCCGGCTCATCGAGTCGAAGGCCGAGCTCGAGAACGACCACGGTGTCGAGGTCGATGTCCTCGGTGCTCTGTGCTTCCGCAGGGGCTTCCCTCACCAGCCCACGCTCTACCGCTCGACGACGAAGGAGGGCGGGCCGTACCGCTCGCTCGAGCAGTGGGCAGAGGGCTACGTCGAGGTCGATGCGACGGGCATGGCCTTCGCTCTCGTCACGAAGATGGCCTTCGAGCGCATCGCCGGGAACCCGATGCCGTCGTACGAGGAACGGCGCGAGCACGACCGCCACCCGGACTTCTTCACTTGGCATGGCGCGGTGGGCGAGGATCTCCGCTTCTGCCAGAACGTCCGCAAGGCCGGGGGCCGCATCTTCGTGGACACCCGCATCGAGATCGGGCATATGACCGAGATGCAGGTCGACCGCAAGGCGTTCCTCCTGCAGCTCGCGAACCGCGACGAAGAGGCGGTCGAGCACGCCAAGGAGGTCAACACCTCGCTGGGCCTGCCCACGGTCACGCCCGAGGAAGCCAAGGCAGAACTCCGCGAACGCTATGGATGACCCCTTCGACAGGGAGTGGGTCGGCCCGCATCCGCTCTGTCTGATGATCCTCGTCGGCGGCGGGGACCCCGTCATCGAGCAGCAGACCATCGACGGGCGGGTCATGGACGTCGTGGTCGGCTGGACGAAGCCCGGAATCTCCATCCTCGACCTCGATGAGAAGGACTGGAAGAAGACGTACGACTGGATCTTCTCCACGCCCGCCCACTGGTACCTCATCCGCAAGAGCGACCGCCAGGCAGTCCTCTCGATGGTCGTACTCGAGGGCGACCAGCCCTACTACGTCAAGCGCATCATCGGCAACGCCCGCGGCCCACTGGCCGGACGCGAGACCTACGCCTTCGGCATCGGCAAGAAGGCCAAGCGTTTGCGCGGCAAGGGCACTAAGAAGCGGTGGGTCTGGAACGAGGACAACCTGTGGTGGTTCCCGTGGGGGCAGACCTGCGGCGGGACCGACGTCGAGATCTTCGCCCTCGAGGGCATGAAGAAGGGGTTTGACCTCCGGGGCTAGACTGGGGCCAGAGGCTGGATACCACCGGCCGATGACGAGGGATACCACCCGATGAGGGTCTACCTCCAGTGGACGAGGGCTAACCCCCAGGACTGGGAGCTGGTGAACATCACCAGCGATAGGGACTGGCGCGACGCTATCAAGGGCGCTGGCGGCGTCCCTGACGGCACCGAGGTCATCACCGATGACCCGCAGTGGATCTACGACCTCGAGGTCCAGGGCGTCCAGATGTCCGGGGCCGACCATATCCACATCGATGTCGATGGCGGCTCGCTCATCGTCACCCGCTGGAACGACGACCCCGCCGACTGGGCGGGTGACGAGTACGCCCAGCAGTGGACCTTCCGCCTGCCGGTCATGGATGGGCGTGTCGGCAAGCTCCAGCCTCGCCAGTCCCTGACCGTCTGGGCCGCTGACGCTGCCCGCCGTGCGAAGTACATGGGCCAGTCCATCGGGTCCGGTGAGTGGCACGAGCCTATCGCGGTCTACGGTTGGGACCAGTTCACCGCACCGGGTCCCGCCAACCAGATCGTCCACGGTATCTGGATCGAAGGCCGCGACGATGTCGCAGACCCTCACACCGGGGTCAGGGAGGTGGCCGCGTCGGGCACGCCGACCGAACAAGCAGACGGCACGGTCTACGAGGGTGAGACGCCCATCGCGGTCATCAAAGATGGCATCGAGTACGCCATCCTGGTCCCGTCTCACGGCCCCCAGCCTGACGCTCAACATCTCTGCACCGTCTGCGGGCGCTACGTCACGCACGTCGATCGGCATGAGGTCGCCAAGACTGCGAAGGGCTGGAACGAGTACCTGCGAGTAGGTGGCTGATGGCAGCGGTCAAGTGGTACTTCACGGCGACGGGACTAGGGCTTAGCGGCTACACCGATGACCCCGCCGACAACGAGGTCGAACTGAGCACGACCGCTCCCGGTAGCGGCACGCTCTCGGCCAGTATCGCCAAGGGCAGCGCAGAGGCGTGGGCGGCAGCCGGGACCGATGCCGCGCCACACGCAAGCACACATCGGGACTGGTCCGCCCTGCCAGCGAGCCAAACGACCATCAGCGTGGACGTGAACAGTACCCACGCCGACCTGACGCTCAACCCATCCGCCTTGGCCCGCTGGGATTCGTCGGGTGCGGAGCAGGCAAACAGCGGCGGGGTGGCTGGCTGGGATAGCAACAGCGGCACCGGCACGAAAGTCTGGACGAACACCGGCGCGGCTAACCTTGGCGTAGCCGCCACGACCGACCTATTCGGCGCTGTCGTCGTGGTGGACAACGGCGGGCACATGGACCCGCAGACCATCGTCATCAACCTCGGCTCATCCACCTACGTCGAGTTCAGCGGCGGCGCCCCGGCCTCGCTCTCGCTGGTCTGCGGCGCGGAGTGCCAGATTCACAACACCGGGAGCGGGGCGGCGGCGGATAGCCATTGGTCGGAGCGGTTCGCTGGTAACAGCGGCACGCCAGAAGCATCTACGACCGAGGCTCGGTCAGGGGCATATTCTCTCTACTTTTCATCTGTAACGGGCAGCCAGATTTCTCGGCTCGGGCATGACCTTGGGGCGCCGGGTTCTCAGAAAGGCTACTACTACAGGTTCTATTTCCGTATGCCAGATGTGACCCCGACGAACGATGTAATCATCGGATGGCTGGGTGGTTCGACCAACCAAGACGGTATCGGTGTCATGCTCGATGTCAGTGAAGGGACCATCCGGCTCGTTGGCACGACTAATCTGAACGGTGCTCACACCCCATATTCATCGACTAATGACTTCGCTCCCTCCGTCGATACTTGGTACGGGGTAGAGGTCCAAGCCGACCTTAGTGTGACGAACTCCTATGTCGCCCAGTGGCGTACTTGGAGTGAGGCTGCGGGCTGGTCGTCTAGCGAAGAGATTACGACGATAGCCGGGCAAACCTCCAGCGACCCACTGTTCTACGTAGGTGTCATCACTGACGCAGGAGAGGCCGATTGGGTCGTCTATGTGGATGACATCGCAGTCGGGCCTGCGTCGTGGACCGGTGCCTTCTACGACGACACCGGCACCAACGGCGTCAGCGGCAAGGTGCTCAGGTACAGCCCCACGAGCGACGGGAACCACAGCGTACTGGTGACGGGCAACTTCCAGAAGGACGGCACGACCGACATCGCGGAAGCTGACACTGATACCTACCAGTGGGTCGATGACGCCGACATGGAAGGCACCGGTGATTACGTCAATGGTAACGGCGCCGACGACAGCGACTGGCTGCGCTGGGCGTTCGCTGACGAGTCCACGGAAGACGACCCCCGCGGCGTCAGTGTCGTGGGTCATCTCGTGGGCGCCAACGGCAATATCTTCATGGACACCACGCTCGTCCAGCCTTTCCCGACCAGTGGTGCCGGGACGGGTTTCCTGCAAGGTGTACTGGCCCAACATTCCTCCGCGGTCGCGTGGACTCGCACACTGATAAACAGCACAGAGATACGGTTCAAGGCACAGAACAGTGGTGATACGCCACAGGTTCACTCCATCGCCCTAGAGGTCGAGTGGACCGCCGAGGGTGCCTCCACCGTCAACGGCTCCTTCACCGCTGACGCGGTCATCAAGGACACCCAGGCTGGGTCATTCACCGCCGACGCGATCGTCCAGCGTGAGCAGGCGGGCTCGTTCACAGCCGACGCGGTCATCGTCAGAGAGCAGGTCGGCTCGCTCACCGCTGACGCGATCATCTTCGCGACCATCGAGAACAGCCTGGCTGCGGATGCCGTGCTCTACAAGGAGCAGGCTGCAACCTTCACAGCCGATGCCTACCTGCTGAACCGGGTCACCGGGTCACTCGTGGCAGATGCTGTGGTCCGTGCCCCGCAGGGCGCAACGCTCACCGCCGACGCAGTGGTCGCCGCCACCCAGCAGGCGCAGATCACCGCCGACGCGGTGGTATTCAAGAGCCAGACGGCCAGCCTCGATGCGGATGCCGTGGTACTCGCCGTACAGGCGGCGGGGCTCACCGGGGACGCGATCGTACAGCGTCAGCTCGAAGGTTCCTATACCGCCGATGCGGTCCTCTATCGCGAGCAGACGGGTCAGTTCACCGCCGACGCGTGGATCCTGGGTGGCGGCATGGCCGGCTTCACGGCCGACGCCGTGGTCAAGGCCCCCATCAGCGCTGGCCTCGCTGTCGACGCCGTCATCTTCCGGGTGCAGGTCGGCTCGTTCGATGTAGATGCGGTAATCGCCGCCGAACAAACGGACCAGTTCGCGGCGGATGCTGTCCTCCGTAAGGCGCAGGTCGGGTCTCTGTCGGCCGACGCGGTCATCACCGCGAACGTAGTGGGCTCGCTCACTGCGGATGCCGTCATCAAGGGTGCTCAAACTGCCTCCTTCACGGCTGACGCGGTCATCTTCGGGACCATCGCCGCCGCCTTCACCGCGGATGCCGTCGTCCTCGCTGCGGGGACAGGCGGGTTCAGCGCAGACGCGACCCTGCTCCGGGTACAAGCCCAGCAGGCCACGGCGGATGCCGTGCTCCACCGAGAGCAGAGTGCGGTATTCACTGCGGACGCGTGGGTCGCTGGCAGCGGGACCGCGGGGATCACCGCCGACGCTGTATTGCTTGGCGAGCGAACAGGCGGCTTCGCGGCGGATGCCCTCATCCGCATCGTAGTCGAAAGCGACTTCGACGCGAGCGCCATCATCCTTGCCCCGGTAGAGGCGAGCCTCACCGCAGACGCGACCATCCTCCGTACGCAGGGGGACGGTCTTGCCGTAGATGCTGTCATCCAGCGCGGTCAGGTCGATACGTTCACCGCCGACGCTGTCCTCCATGCGGAACTGGATGGTGCCTTCAGCGCTGACGCGACCGTACAGGCCACGCTCGGGGCCAGCGTCACCGCCGATGCCGTCATCAAGGGTGCTCAAACTGCCTCCTTCACGGCTGACGCGGTCATCAAGGGGGACCGCGTCTCGTCGCTTGCCGCTGACGCGATTATCGCACGCGCCCAGAGTGCTTCGTTCACCGCCGACGCCATCGTCCAGGCCACGCCGACCGCCTCCTTCACGGCCGACGCATGGCTCGTCGTCGGCAGCACGACGGATTCCTTCACCGCGGATGCGGTCATCCGTGGGACACATAGTGGTACCCTGACTGCAGACGCAGTGCTGTCTGCCACGCAGGCAGCCACGTTCGCCGCAGACGCGGTCATCGCGAAGACACAGAGCCAGGCCCTCATCGCCGACGCGGTGCTTCTGGCGACCCGGACGGCCGGTATCACTGCAGATGCCGTCTTCCTGTCCCCGCGAACCGCCTCCTTCGCCGCCGATGCGGTGATCACCGACCTCATCAAGGTCGGCTCCTTCACCGCTGACGCGTGGATCCGCGGCCTCCATCCGTACGCCCTCGGCGCCGAGAACGAGACCACCGGGTTCCTCGGCCATGAGGTCACGGCGACAGACTTCCTCGGGCAGGAGTCGGAGACGCTGTTCCTCGGCAACGAGCCCTACCGCCCAGCCTTGGGCTCCTTCACCGCTGACGCGGTCATCGTGCTGTGAGGTCACATGCAGTGGACATCCGGGGACACCGGGCCTCCCTATCAAGCCCGGATCCCGCTTCTCGACGCTGACGACGAACCCACCGGCTCCTACGTCGACCTGACGGGTGCGTCCGTCAACTTCCAGATGCGTCGTGCGGACGACAAGAACTACCGGGTGAACCAGCCAGCCTCCGTCGTCGGGGACCCCACCGAGGGTCGAGTCCGCTACGACTGGTCCACGAACGACCTCGCCGTGCCTGGCGAGTACGAGGTCCAATGGGAAATCACGCTGGCAGACACGACCATCCAGACGACGAAGAAGGAGACCATCACGGTCCTCCGACAGTAAGGGGCAAGAACGGGGCCATCTACATCCAGCGGGACGGCACCCCGTACGACCCCCTCAAGGGGCAGACCCTGTGTTGCTGGGATCTTCCCTGCCCACACCGTAAGCCCTCCGGGCGCGGAAGGAGACCATGAGCAAGGTGCTGTGGCTCTCCGATGGTGGCTGTCACACCGGCTTCGGCCGGGTGACCCACGAGATCGGAGAGCGTCTCGTGCTGTCCTACGGCCACGAGATCCACGTCCTCGCGACGAACCACAAGGGTGACGACTTCCCGTCAATCCTCGACAAGTCCCAGAAGACGCCCCTCTGGCTGTACCGGCCGAACGCGGGCATCGGTGAGGACATCTACGGGAACTCGAGGATCATCGAGATGCTCGGCAAGGTCGAGCCCGACGTAGTCTTCATGCTGAACGACCCGCAGGTGCTGCTGGGGCAGCTCTTCAAGAACAACTTCGACGGCCAGCGCTTCCTGCTGCGGGACCCGATGACCGGGCAGATGCGGAAGCTGCTCTTCTACGTCCCGTGTGACGGCTACAACCTGCCGCCCGACTGGACCGAGATCCTGCCGAAGGCGGGCAAGGTCGTGTGCATGTCGAAGTTCGGGCAGCGGCAGTACGAAGGCTCCGACATGGTCTACCACGGCGTGGACCCGGACAAGTTCTGGCCGGTGCGCGAGAAGCCCATCACGATGTCGGATGGCACGGTCATCCGGTCGAAGAAGGAAGCGAAGCGGAAGCTCAACCTGGACCCTGACGGGTTCATGGTCCTCCGCGTCGACACCAACTCCGGGCGCAAGGACTACGCCAGCCTCGTGCGGGCGCTGGTCCCCGTCATGAGGCGACACTCAGAGGTGCAGGCGTGGTTCCACTGCGGCCAGGACGCATCGTCCGGTGCAGCAGCCACGAACCTGAACGTCCTCATCAGCCGATACCAAGATGAGATCTCCGGCGAGAGGTTCTTCTTCCCTGACCTGCACAACACCTTCATCGGGTGGTCCGATGAGGACATGAACGCCCTGTTCGCGGCGGCGGACCTGTTCGTTTCTACCTCTCGCGGGGAGGGCTTCGGCCTGACGCTCGCGGAGGCGGCGATGACAGAGACCCCGATCATCGCGCAGGACTGCTCGTCCATCACCGAGGTCGTCGGCCCTGGCGGGCGACTCGTCGAACCCGGCGAGTGGCTCACCGTGCCGTCCGGCGAAGACGTCCGACTCGCGAACGTGGACGCCTTCACAGACGAGATAGAGAGGCTCTACCAGTCAGCCGGTGCCAGACGGGACCTTGGCCGACAGGGCAGGGAACACGTCCTTTCGTCCTTCAGTTGGGACGAGGCGGCAAAGCGTTTCGACGAGCTCATCCAAGGGCTCGTCCACGAGAGGCCCAGCCCTGCTGCTGGCTCGGAGGTACTCACACCATGACCGATACACTGGATCCCGCGTTCGACGTGCTCCCCGCGTCCGAGAAGTTCAAGATGTTCACGGGGCTGCTCAAGGCGTCCCGAGGCGGTGATGGCAAGATGCGCCTTCAGGGCATCGCGTCGTCCACGACCCGCGACCTGCACGGCGACGTGATGACCGAGTCCGCCCTGCGTGACATGGAGCGCGACGCCAACAACGGCCTGACCATCTTCCTGAACCACTCCTACGATGTCCCAGAGGACGTCGCCGGGTCGGCCACGGGCGCCAAGGTCACGCCGCGAGGCGTCGACGGGGACGGCAACCCCAACTTCGACCTCGACATGGAGGTCGTCATCGACCAGACGAACCCGCGGGCTATCAAGTCCTTCGAGTCCATCGAGAGCGGCACGAAGCTCGGGCTGTCCATCGGCGCGATGATCCCCGAGGGCGGGGCCAAGCGCGACCGCAAGACCAAGGCGCTCACCATCGAACACGTCCAGCTCATGGAGACCTCGATCGTCTCCATCCCGGCCAACCCCCGGAGCTGGATCAGCAACGCCGTCAAGGCCCTGAGCAAGGGTTCCGACCCCATCGACCTCGGCAGCCCCACGATGAAGATCGACGGGGACGAGTACGAGATCAAGGGGAGGATCGACGGCATCTCCCAGGTCATCGTCGGGAAGTCCAACGATGCCGACGATGACTCCACCGAGCCGGTGGAGGACAAGGACATCGAGCCGGACGTGCAAGACGCGTCCGTTCGTATCATCGAGATCGACACGGACGAGCCTTCGTCCGACGATCAGGCCCCATCGCAGGGAGCTGACGACAGCGAACCTGATACCGAGCCTGCGGCAGTGCAGGACGGGGCAGAGCCCCCAGAGGTCGACGAGACCCCTGACATCCAAGAGGAACTCGACGCAGCCACGCTGGCCGCGGCGAGCTACACCCTGACCGTGGTCAACGATCTCACCGCGAAGATCGCAGAGCTCCACGGGCAGCTTCTCGAGGCTCAGGAGGCCACGAAGATCGCAGTGGCTCAGCGCGATGAGACTGCGGAGATGGCTGGGTTGATCATGACCCAGGCACGCACGATCATCGACAAGCTGGCCGACACCCCGATCGGTCGGAAGTCGAAGTTCCGCGAAGCGGCCAACGACTTCTCGCACCTCGAGGGGATCTACGACCAGCGGTTCCTGAAGCTCCTACAGCAAGGGGAATGAACCCATGGACTACGAGCAGCAACTCGAGCTGCTCAAGTCCACGAGTGAGACCCTCGAGAAGGTAGCGGGGCAGTTCGCCAAGCTCTCTGAGACGCCCTCTGGTGAGGTAGCGGCTCAGGCGGGCGTGGTCGAGCCTCCTGCGCCTGTGGCTCATCCAGGCACCCCTCCGGTGCAGGGCATCGAGCACCAGGCCACGCCACCGACTCGGCGGATCCTCTCCGTGGAAGATCAGCTCGAGATGAGAAAGACCCTGCGGGAACGCACCCCGCAGGAGCTCCACATGCTCTTCATGCAGCAGGCGAGCAAGAAGGACACGGGCATCCCGCTCGAGGCCTGGCTCGCGTCTGGTGGACGAGCACGCGAGGATCTCTGGGGTGGGATCGGCCGAGAGGTCAATCCCGACGTCCAGAAGCTTCTCGACACGGGTGGAGCAGCGCCCATCATCAGGCAGGACTTGGAGCCCATCCTCTATGAGCTCTTCGTCCGCGAGTTCCCGGCCTGGGAGATGTTCTCCAAGGAACCGGCGAACGGCCTGACCCACACCTACCAGCAGAACACCTCGTTCGGTGACGCCCAGTTCATGCCTGAACTGGGTACCGTGACTGACGACAAGAGCGCGTACGCCCGTCAGACCACGCCGATCGCGATCATCGCGACCCGGCGCGGCGTCTCGCTCAAGTCGCAGTTCGCGACCATCCAGTCGGGCTCCGGGTTCAACCCCGAGCAGCTCGAACTGACTGGTGGCCTCCGGGCCATCGCTCACCGGATGCAGGTCCAGATCTTCTCGGGCCACTCCACGGACTCGGGCGGTCTGGCGACCAACGAGCTCGGTGCCTACGACGCGAACGCGTTCACGGGCCTGCGCTCCATCCTCAACTCGGCTCGCACCAAGACCGTCGACCCGCATGATGGCGGGGCCACGGCCGGTGCGATGCGTACCGCCTGGAACCAGGCGTGCGTCGAGATCATGAACATCAGTCCGGGCCGACCGAACGTGATCTTCATGAACCCGGTCGACAAGGAGGTCTTCGACGCGGCTCAGGACCAGAACGTTCGCTATGCGGACCAGCCTCTGGTCAATGTCGCGGTCGGCGTGAACACCAACGTGGTGAACACCGTCTTCGGTGCGCTGCCGCTGTTCCCGGTCCCCGGTGACAGCATCGGCTCCTACACCACGTCCGGGATCACGCTCCCGAGCGACCCCAGCGAGACGGTGCGAGACTCGTACCTTCTCGACATGACGAGCATGTCGCTGCCCTATCTGGGAAGCGAGGGTCTCACCACCCTCGAGATCCCGGTCGGAGTCAGCGGCCAGCTCACCAGGCTCTACATCATCTTCGGGATGTTCGGCCTGGCAGTGAAGGCTCCGACCTACTCCAACAAGGTGCGTATCACCACCTCGTAGGAGGGAGAGGGCTGGGGGTGGATCCTCGCGGGTCCACCCCCTCCACCAGGAGGCCCGATGCCTGAGTACGTCACGCCAGAACGCTTCAAGACGATGGGAACCGGCGTCGACCTGGCAGAGGTCGAGGACTTCGAGTTGCGCTCAATCCTGCGTCGTGCATCGGACCGGGTGAACGCCATCACTGCGGCACCGTACGGCCATGACTTCCGCGGCGGCTCCGTCGTCAACGAAGAGCACCCGTGGAACCCCGGCAACGGGGTCTCCGTGCAGGCCGAACGGTCGGTCTTCCTGCACAACTACCCCATCGTGTCCGTGAGCAAGCTGCACATCAGGCTCACCAACACGCAGTACATCGCGTTCCAGTCGAACGAGCTCTACGTCACGGAGCGGTTCGTGGAGATCACCAGCCTGGCCATGACGTCGATCGGCCTGTTCGGGGCGTTCATCGTCCCTGAGATCGGCTTGGCGCACCCGCGCTCAAGCACCGACTACGTCTACGGCCAGACCTTCGCGAAGACCGGCGAGGGGCTCGACCAGACGGACGGGAAGACTTGGCGAGCGCAGGATCAATGGTGGGACGACTCCGAGACCGTCACTGTCTACGTGGATGGCGTAGAGAAGAGCGCCAGCGAGTACACCATCAACTACGACGAGGGGACCATCGAGATCACCACGCCGATTGACGGGCTTCCGGCCGGGTCGGTGGTGACGGCCGACTACACGACGAAGCTCGGTGAGGGCATCGCCACTGCCACCAGCATCCTTGCGGCCGAAGCACTCTCGGATGCCGAGAACCGCCGACGCGGCATGGCTGGCCTGCGGTCGCTGCGGGTCGGAGAGATCGCCCTCGAGAAGGACCAGACGATGCGCGGCAGTCAGACGCTCGCGACGCCTGCTCAACTCGAGGCCGAGACCTACCTCAACGGGTGGCGGTTCTTCACGGCGATGGGTGTTTGATGGCACTCCTGACGCTGAAGCAGCTCCAATCCATCCAGAAGCTCGGTGAGCAGTCGTTCGCCGTGCAGGTCGTCATCCAGCACAAGTTGCCATTCGAGAAGGACGACTCGAACCCGATGGGCGACTCGGTCATCAGCTACAAGACCACCACCACGACGGTGAATGGCTGGCTGGTCCCGTCCAGTTCGCGGGACTTCTCCGTGGGTGTCGCCCAAGTGCTCACGGAGGGCGACTTCCGCCTCCGCGTGCCCGCGGGGACGGACGTCGAGCCGGGTGATCGTGTGACCGTCTCGGGCAACGACTACGCTGTGTCGGAGTCCACGACGGAACAGACGTGGCCAGAGTGGATCACCGTGAGGTTGCGAAGGATCCAATGACAGCAGAGGTCAGCATCGACTTCGACCGCATCGAGCGCGGGCTGCGCGGGAACGCGGCTCGAGCGGTGCAGGCCACCCTGTCATGGACAGAGGACCGGGCCAAGCACTACGCCCCGGTCCGCGAGGCGTTCGACAAGAGCCAGGACAGCCGGCGCCCCGGCGACCACCTGGCGCACGAGCGGGGCCTCGTCATCCGGCACGACTCGGATGCGGACCGCGACCGCTTCATGACGAACTTCAAGCGCTCCCGTCGCAAGGAGCGACAGGTGGTCGTGAAGGAGCCCTTCCATGCGGGGGCGTACATCGGTCGCCAGCGCCGCGGTGGCGTCGCTGACCCGGCCGGGGAGCAGAGCAGCCGACGCTTCGGCACGGCCAACTCCTACTTCCCCATCTTCCGCCTCGGGCGGGAGGTCGCTACAGGGTTGGACTCCTTCCGGCGCGTCCGGCAGCGGGGCGGTCGGGCGCAGTTGCTCACCGACCCGCAGGGACGACAGACCTTCGGCCTCGAGCCGCAGGTCGTCCTGCGTGGCCAGCGCGGGATGAACCAGACGCTGCGGGCGACGACCAACGGCTACGGCTATGCGGAGGCCAGTGCCGACAACCGCCTGAACAAGCGCGGTCGGTACGAGCTCCGGTTCGCCGCACGCGACGACATCGACCCGGTGACCGAGCGGGCCACCGGGACGAAGTCATTCCGCAGGGCGGCGACCTATCGGGGCGCGTCGGGCGTCGAGACGATCGGCGGTCGCCTGCGTGGTGAGATCTATGCGACCCAAGTCCGCGCTACTGCCAGCGAGATCTCTGGTGAGGTGGTATCACCGACCGAATACTCGGTCTATCAGGAGTACGGCACGGTGCATCACCGCGCCCAACCTTTCATGCGGCCAGCACTCTATGACGCGAGGCAAGTGCTTCACGATCAGACGGTGAAGGCCATGGCGTCGGGGATCGGCTGATGGCCATCTCCACGTCCTTCAACATCTGGCAAGCCGTCGTGCAGGAGTATCGAGCCGATGCTCCGCTGAAGGCGTCCCTGGTAGGGGGCCTTCATGAGGGCTTCGCCCCGGAGAAGACCCCGTATCCACTCGCGGTCTACATCCCGGTCGCCATGCCGTACGAAGACGCATGGGGATCGAGGCTGATCATCGCGGTCATGGACATCAAGGTCTTCAGCCGAGACAGCGTCGAGGCCGGAACCCTCGACGAGTCCTTCGCCAGAGTGCTCGATGGGGCCTCGCTTGAGGTGACGGGACAGACGACCCTGATCTGTCGTCGGATGGGTGACATACGGATGTCACCCGATCTCGACGAAGAGGGGCTGAAGGTTTACAGCGCGGGCGGATCGTATGAGATCTGGACCGACCAACCCCTCTCATAGGAGCGCACCATGGCTGCCAACGATGGCAACAAGCTCCACGGCAAGAACGGCGCGATCTATCTCGACGGCCCGAAGGGCACCGGGACCAAGGTCTCCGTCAAGACCGACTGGACGCTCAACCTGAACCGCGACTACGTCGACGTCACCACCTTCGGTGACACGAACAAGACGTACCTCGCGGGCCTGAAGGACGTCTCAGGCACCTACGCGGGTCTCTTCGACACCGCGGGTGACCTGCTGGCGAACGCCGCGGACGAGGACGAGAAGCTCACCTACCTGTACGGCGACGACCGGAACGGGTTCGAGGTGCTGATCGGGCACGGCCTGGCACTCCACGACGCTGCGATCAACTGCAGCAACACGGATGCCATCCGCATCAGCGGGAACTTCCGGGCCGCAGGCCCCTGGACCGTACTGACCGGCATCTAGCCGGCAAGGGGGTGGGCCACCCCAGGCCCACCCCCTTCCACCCTGATCCGCAAGGAGGGGATGAATGGCACGAGGACTCTTCCAGAACGTCGCTGGGACCGAAGGCTCGATCAAGATCGTCGAGCTCGGCGCCACCATCGGCATGTTCCAGAGATGGCGCCTCGATCGCATGAAGATCGGGGAAGAGGACTTCGGCAAACTCTGGAAGTTCCAAGCGGAGCTTCAGTACATCAATCCGACCCTGTTCCAAGACCCTGACTACGAGCCCCAGATCTTCATCGTGACGGGCAAGGATCGACGGACGCGGAAGGAGAAGCAGTACAGGCTGCGGCAGGTCGAGGGCTATCGTCCTCAACTGAACGGCCGCACCCTACTGATGGAAGGAGTCGAACTGGATGACGGTTCCAGCGCTTGAACCAGCGACCGCAGAGGTCCACTATCGAGGCACCTTGTTCAAGCTCGTCGAGCAGGACACGGCCACCTACGACGAGTGCTTGCAGGCGGCGACGACCGAGGACTGGGAGACCGGCGTCAAGGTCGAGAACATCGACGAGCAGATGCTCATCCGACTCCTGCTGCAGAAGGCCCTCGTCGAGCCCAAGCTCACGATGGCCGAGATCCATAAGCTCGGCGTGCGCCTTTCCAGGCAGCTCGAGCGCGACTGCCGGACACTCCACCTCGGTGTCGAGCCCGAGGACGACGGCAAGAAGAAGCGTGGTCGCAAGGCCAAGCCCGAGCCTGAGCCCGAGGAAGACGAGGAAGAGGGAAAGGCCGACGCCTGACCATGTTCGAGATGAACTGCCGGATCGCCAGGGCCTACGGGGTCACTCCCGAGGTTCCTTGGCACTGGCCGTTCACCTGGTGGCGCAGGGTCAGGGATGAGCTCGTCGAGAGCTGGCAGCCACCCCCCGAGGACGACGACGACGAATAGGGAGTCCTGATGGCAGGACAGAACGCAGGCGAGGTCCGGGTCAAGCTGGCTCTGGATGTCGACGACCTGAAGAACCAACTTGGCAATGCCAAGGAGACACTGAAGGGTACGACCGTCGACGTCCAGACGAGGTTGCTGGTCACGGCCGAGTCTGCGAAGAACCTGCAGAAGGACTTCGACGACCTCAAGCAGAAGGTCGACGTCCCCGTCAACCTCGTGTGGCCGCAGGGCGGTCCCCAGATGCCACCTGGTCCGGGCGGGCCGGGTGGCCCCCCAGTGCGCGGTGGACCGCCCCCGGCCACCGGCCCTCCTGGCGGCTACACGCAGGGTCCCAACGGGATCCTGATCCCCAACCAACAGCGCGGAACGGTCCGCAACGAACCCCCTGGTGGCCGGCTCATCACGAAGCCGACCCAGACTCAGCCTGTCTCGGGAGCAGGCCCCGCTTCAGCGACCGTCTCGAGCATCGGGGCGGTCGCCGCTGGCGTGGCTGCGGGGCAGGCGCTGGCGCCACAGCCGGTCCAGACCGGCCCCGTCACCGGCACTTTCGCTTGGGACCCCGGCGCAGGCCCCGCAGGACCGCTGGTCCGAGGCGGACTGGGGATGGCGGCGGGCCAGCCTGCCGGGTTCATCGCTGCACGCCCGCAGTTCGAGACCGGCCGCGGTATGCGCCGCCTGACCCTCGGCTTTGCCGCAGAGTATCCACACCTCGCGGCGAACTCCCCCATCGGCGTCGCCAGCCAGATGCCGCGCCAGATCGGCGCTGGCGGGCAGTTCCTGCCCCAGCCGGCGCGGGGCGCCCGCATCGCAGGCGGCATCCCGCAGGGACGGCGCGAGGTCTATATCCACGAAGGCGAGGCGTATCGCGTCCCTCGCGACTACGACCCCGAGGCCAGCTTGCAGCGGCTCAACGTCGGGACGGAGCCCGGACAGGGCGTCCGCGGTACCCGCGGCTTCGGTACGCCCTACACCGAAGCGACGCCAGCGCAGGTCGCTGCCCGTGAGTCGCGGATCGACGCCCAGAACACGATGGCCGAAGAGCAGGCGCGGATCGACCTCGCTATGTCCGGCGTCGACACCACTGGCAAGCCGCGGGGCCAGTCCTTCATCTCGTACCGCAACGAGGTCCGCTCGAAGGAACAGCAGGCCAGCGCCATCCGCAACGCCATCGGCAGCGAGGAATACTTCGAGGCGTTCGCCGCGTGGAGCGAGGGCCAGAAGGGGCCGCTCTACGAGCAGGATCCCGCGATGGCCGAACTGCTCGAGTCGGGCGGCGTCGACGCGACGGCGGTGGGTCGCGCCATGGTCCACCACTACGGCGACCAGTTCATGGAGATCGACTCCCCGGCGAGGGGGAAGCGAGCCAAGCGGCGGACGAAGGCCCTCCGCAAGCAGCAGCGGTCCGACCGAGGTGCTCTTGGAACGAGCCCGGAGGGAGAGACGACGGCGGGATCGGTCGAGCCGCTGCTGGCGTCCGGTGCCGGTGCCATCGGTCCCACCGAGCGCGGCCTCGACGCGGCGTCGGTCGAAGAGATCGCCCTCGCCGCCCGAGACGAGGTCGCACGTGAAACACGTGCCCAGGTCCGCGCCGAACTCAAGGACGAGGGTCTGACCGGGCAGGATCTGTCACGGGCCGTCACGGAGCGGATGCGGGAGGTCCGCAACGACAAGACTTCAGACCTCTTCGCTGCCTACGAGGCGGTCGCCTCCGCGAAGGAAGCGTACAAGGCGAACGTCCAGAAGAACGCCGACCGCGCCAACCGGGCGGGTACGGTCACCGGCCGTTCATCGGTGGATCGCGAGGCGCTCATCCCGCCCGAAGAGCGTGCTCGAGGCGGGATGCTGCCGCCGAGCCTTGACGACATCAGCAAGATCGCCGCCATCGGCGGGAAGATCACGACGGTCGGGGAACACGGCACCGAGGCGCTCGTCGACCTGCCTGGCGGCGGGCAGTTCGTCGTGCCGAACCACCAGCTCGACGCCTTCATGGACCGACGCCACCACGGCGGTCGGCACGTGCAAGGCCGCTACCGCGATCGCGGTGGACGTTGGCAGTGGGGACCGGAGAGCGACCAGCGCGGCTTCGCGCCAGCCCCCATCCTTCCGAGTGGGCCGGCTGGCCTGCGGATCATGGACGCTGGCGGTGGCACGTTCGAGGCTCGACGTGCTCGAGCCGACATGTCCGGACTCGCAGCCGGCACCTCGGCCACCCTGAGCACCGCCAGCAACGACATCCAGCGCGTCTTGGTGACCAACTGGCCAGAGGGCCTGCAGAACCTGCGGAACCTCACCGACCCGGCCAGCGCTCTCAGCCCCGACGCTGAGCGTCGTGCTCGAGCGCAGGCGAACGCCGAGCAGGCTCGGAGCACCGCGGAAGAGAACATCGCCTCTCCATCGTCGGCAGGCCCCCGCAGGGCCACCAGCAGGGTCCGGGCGTCCGAGGCCGAGAAGCAGCGTGGCCGCGAGATGGGCCGTCGTGCCCAGGACATGCTCGGGCCTGACCCCATCGCGGAACTTCGTGCGGGCATCTCCGAAGAACTTTCGCTCGTGCCGGTCCGCGCCCTGTCGGTGTCGGTCGGCCAGCAGTTCCAGCAGCTCTTCGGTGGTCGTGCCGAGATCCAAGGCCGAGCCCGCCTCGCTGCCCAGAAGGTCGACGTCGCCGCGACGTCGCAGACGAACCTGCGGAACCTGCAGTCGCAGCGGGCGATCATCCAGGACCAGGTCAACAACTTCAACCGCCTGCCGTCCGTCCAGCGCATGGACCAGGGTCAGCGTCAGGAAGAGTTCGACCGCCTGAACGATGCGCTCGGTGACCTCACCATCGCGGTCGAGTCCGCAGAGGAAGAGTTCGAGTTCCGCTTGGGCGAGGCGCAGACAGCACGCGAGGGTATCGCGACCCCTGGGCAGCGCCTGCGGGCAACGGGCGTCGGCGTCGTCGGTATCGTCGGTGGCACGCTGCTGTTCACAGCCGCGATGAAGGCCGCGCAGGTCGGCGTAGCGGCGTTCTCCGAGGGCATGTCCAACGCGACAGACCGAGTGCTGGGCTTCGAGATGACCGCGAAGCAGGTCACCGATGCCCTGTCGCAGTCGCTCCGCACCGCACAGTTCACCCCAGGCGGGGCGTTCGCGGGCGCGGTCGCGCAGACCGGCATCTCCGGTGCCGTCAACCTCGCTGGCCTGCAGCAGTACGCCCAACTGCAGGCGAACAACCAGAACCTGCAGGAGCAGATCAACCTCATCCGCGCTGAGCGTCGAGTCAGCGGCCGAGACCCGCTCACACAGCCGACAGGCGGGCTCTTCGGGACGCAGTTCTTCGCGACCCCATCCACGGGCGAGCAGATCGCGGGACTCTTCGGGCCGTCCGTTACGGAGGACTTCCTTGGTCTGCTCGGAGGCGTCATCCTCGGGCCTGAGCTCGGTGGCGTCAACGCGCTCGAGGAGTCTCGTCACTCGGGCAAGAGCCCGCTCGACTTCGTCACGGGCGAACTGCAGGACGCGGCCCACATCTTCTTCGGTGGTGACCCCGGCAAGCACTTCGCGGAGATCTACGGCACGCCGCGGAACCGCGAGGAAGCCGCCCAGTCCGTCGACTTCCTGAACAAGCAGATCAGGAAGGCCGGGGAGGGCTTCGGTTCGTTCATCGCCCTCACCGACGAGATGAGCGACCCCCGCACGAGGGAGGCGCTCATCGGGGCCGGGGTCGAACCCGAGCAGGCCGCTCGGATCGCCAATCAGGCACGTATCGCTGGGTTGACCGGCAACGCTGCCGAGGATGTCGAGACCGCCAGGCGAGCCCTCCAAGGCGTGAGCCTCGGCGGTCAGCGGCCGGACCGCGACCTGCTCATGCGGGCCATGCTGCCGCAACTCCGGGCACAGGCCATGGCTACGCAGGCGGTCGGCGCCTTCCAGCGCAACACGGTCATGCCGGCTGACTTCTCGATGCGGATGCTCGCGGACCCGCTCAGCCTCAACGCCCTCACCGGCATCCTGCCCGGTAGCAACGCAGGCTTCGGTGCATCCCGGTTCGGCTCCTTCGGCGGCGTCGGTGGCGCTCTGTCGCCAGAGGTCATGGCGCAGCTCGAGGCGTCCCGAACGAGGGTCGGTGCTCAGGCCGGGGCAGGCAGGCAGGCGCTCATCGACCTCGGGCTCACCGACGAGGACATCAAGGACGTCGAGGATCTCGGCCGCGAGATCAAGGATCTGCAGGACACCGCACAGGATCTGCAGCTCGCCCATGAGGCGACGCTCTTCAACCGCCAGCTCTTCATCTCGAAGCGGACGGTCGGGGACATGATCGGAGTCATGGGCGACCTCTCGACGGAGGTCAACGGGCAGGTCATCCAGGCCACCGAACTCGGCCAGTTGCAGCGCCAGCAGATCATGGACAACCGCGAGATCTCGCGCATCCAGCTCGCCAGGACACAGCGTGAGATCAACCTGCGGCTGGCGCTGTCGCGGCTGCAGGCTCCCGGCGAGACGCCGGAAGAGCGAGCCGTGCGTCGGCGCGAGGCCGAACTCATCGCCCGCGAAGACCAGCGCATCTTCAACCTGCAGGAGCGCCAGACGCAGCGCGGCTTCCGCATCGAGGACATCGGCATCGAGCGGAACGCCGAAGAGGCCATCTTCGCGCTGCAGCAGCTCCAAGAGCAGCGTCAGCTAACCATCGACGTCCGCGGCATCTCTGCGGTCACGGACAACCTGGGGCTGCTCCGCAACTTCGTGGTCCAGTCGAAGAACAGCATCACGTCGGTCGGCGCCACCCTGCAGGAGCAGGCCATCACGACGCTGGCGCAGATCCAAGGGCAGGCCAACGACTTCCGCGGCGTCTTCGTGGAAGAGACCCGCCTACTCTTCGAGGCCATCCGTGACGGGTCACGGATGGCTTTCCCGAAGGACGGCGGGTTCTCCGGGGCGACCTCGGATACCAACCGCTCTGCCTCTGGCACCATCGGCCTCACGACCGGGACCATGTCATTCATGGCGGGCGAGGCCGGTACCGAGGGCGTGCTCGTCATCCGCAACCCGCGGGTCGGGACAGGCGCTGTCGGCGGCGGTGGCCGGACGACCGTCAACATCAACATGGGCAACGTCTCCGTCCGAGACGACAGCGACATCGACAAGCTCGCTGACCGTGTCGTCGAGAAGCTGCACCAGGAAGCGGCCATCGTCGGAGCGTTCTAGTGGCCACCGTCGACATCCGCTACGACGGTGTGTCGATCATCGACGACGTCGAACTGAAGCAGTCCTCGTTCACCTCGAAGGCTGACGGCAACGTCGGACAGGCGCTCATCCGCGTCCGAGACACGCAGCACGCCTACGCGCCGGGTTACTTCAAGCAGGGGAAGACGCTCGAGCTCTTCGTCGACGGCTCCCGCTCATGGGACGGCTGGGTCTTCGTCGTGCGCCGCGGATGGCAGTTCGACGTCGACGACACCACGAACCCGGTGGCCACGCCGCGCTACTGGACGCTCATGGGGCTCGACCGGAACCTGCTCTTCCTCAAGCGGTTCCTCTACAACGTCGCGAACCCCGCTGACGACGGCGGGCTGAAGATCTGGCCTCGAGGCACGTCTGACCTCACGGCGCTCACGTACGCCTTGGCCAACTACGTCGACCTGACCGGCGACGGCATCGACGTCGCGTCCGGGTTGCGGCAGATCTCGTCCCCCGGCCCGTACGAAGAGTTCACCCTGGGCCATGTCAGCGCCAACTTCGGGTCCCTCTTCGCGGACGCGCAGAAGATCACCGGGGGCGTCTTCGCCATCACGCCGGACCGGGTGCTCTCCTATCGCGGCGACACGGATGTCGACGCGCCCTTCGCCCTCGTGGATGCGCCTATCGCAGGGGCTCATGCCTTCTACCGTGAACTCGAGTTCGCTGACGAGTTCAACAAGGGGGCCACCGAGGCGCTCGTCTGGGGCGCTGGGAAGGGCTCTGGCGAGCCAGTCTTCGCCAAGTACCGGAACCAGGAGTACGTCGACGAGTACGGCCTGTGGCAGTGGGGCGACCGCTTCCCCGGAGCATGGAAACAGAAGACCGTCCGCCGTCGCGCTGAGACCTACGTGGAGGGGTCGCCTGACCACCGCGTCGGCCACGGTGAGCCGGTGCCCGAGGTGAAGCTGACCATCTTCGACCACGGCATCAGGGCAGGCATGGTGGCGTCCGTCCACGTGGCGACGTTCGGCATCTCTGACCGGAGGCTCCCGGTGCGCGAGGTGCGGATGACGTTTCCCACTCCCACGAGCGTCCGCTACGACCTGACCCTGAGCCTGACTATCGACACACCCTTCGGCATCCCTGACCTCTGGGACCCGACGAACCCGTGGGCATACACCGAGAGCATCCCCATCGGCGGTGACCCCGTCTACCATGACGCGCTCATCGACGACTTCGACCGGCCTGGGGTCATCCCGTACCCGGAGCTGCTGGGGCCTTTCTACAACTCAGGGGACAGCACGACCATGGTGGGGTCGCTCCCGGTCGTGCCAGAGGTCGGGGACATCATCGTCATCGACCTCTCGCGCCAGAGGTACGACCTCGGGTTCCTGAACCAGAACATCAACGACTCCCAGACGTCGTTCTCCGTGCGGTCCGTGTCGCAGGACGCGGATACGTGGCCCGCTCCCGTCCCGCCGAACGCGCAGTTCCACATCAAGATCGACGACGAGTGGATGCTGGTGACAGCGCAGACGACCGGGAGCACCCCCACCCTGACGGTCGTGCGCGGCGCACAGGGCACCTCGCCCGCCGCGCACACCGATGGCGACGCTGTCCTCCGCTCCCAGTTCGACGACTTCGACATCAGCATCCCGAAGATCCACTACCCGCAGAGCCCGCTCGGGGTGGACATCACCAAGTGGACCGATGGTGGCCCGGACGGCTCATCGCCAGTGGGTGGCTCGGAGTACCGGCGCACCGTGGACGGGACGGAGGGGTGGACGGCCGCAGACCTGTCATGGTCGTTCGTAGGGCATGAGATGCACGACGCCATCTGGTGGCTCGCGACCACGTACATCATCCGCGGCGGTGAAGAGGCCCAGGGGCTTCCTCCTGACGTCGACGCTTCGTACGACCTGTTCCACCACTACCCGGACCATGGGGTGCCCGGAACCAACCCCGGCGCATACCCGCACGGCACGGAAGAGATGTGGATCAACGCTGGGATCTGGGACCAGCCGGGGCCACTGGCGATCGTCAACGGGGCGGTGCTCCGACCGCCGTCGAGGACGCTGTGGGTCTACACCATCCGCGACGCGTACCCGGTCCTGGCGCTCAGCGCACCGGCAGGGTGGGACCTTTCCGGGGTGGTGAACAACGGCGTCGTCTCACACGCCATCGCCTCCAAGCGCGAGTACGCGAACATCATCGCGCAGGACATCGACAGGTTCTCCGAGTCCGCCCACAGTTTCTGGGTGGGATACCCGCACGCGTTCATCCCTGCCGGGATCGACTTCCAGGACACGCTCGGCTACACGCCCGGTCAAGACGTCACCGGCGCCCCATGGCTCGGTGGCAACCAATACTGGTTCACGACCTCGAGCCTCGATCAGTGGTGGATCTCGAACAGCATCGTGGGAGCCGCGGATGACGACTCGTTCGGGTTGATCAAGTACCTCATCTACGGCTCGTACTATGAGCCTGACGGGGCTCCGGGCGCACTGCAGCCGTGGGGGCCATGGGAGGGGCCGTGGGTCCCGACGTTCCACTTCCGGTTCGACGGCATCCCGTCTGCCTCCACGTTCTCATGGTTCGAGGTGGAGTGGGACCACACCGATGCTTCGACCCCAGGTGGGGGGTTCGATGCGGGGATCATCGAGACGGTCCGTGTCATGCCTTGGTACAACGCCAACGGCTCTCTCGGGTCCAAGCTCTACATCATCCGTGGCTCGAGCATCGAATGGATAGACCTGCCGTTCACCATCAAGGATGGTGTGGACTATGTCCTGCGGGTCGACTTCGCCCTCGACCGACTGCGGGTCCGCCTGTGGGAGGCCGACGAGGAAGAGCCGAGCCAGTGGCACTACGAAGGCTCTTCTGCCGACTACCCGTACACAGCCGTGGCGGGAGTCCCCGACCGCAACATCTTTAGCGTGGAGAAGCGGCTGGAGCCCAACTCCGAGACGACCCTGACGTGTACGTGGGACTGGTGGCGCAGCGCGGTCAGCACGGTCGGAGGGCAGGACGATGCGACGTACGTCTCCGACGAGTCCACCGCGGCGGGCCTGTACGTCACGCGCTACCCCTATCAGTCTGGGACGCTCGAGCTCTGGACGAACGGGCGGCGGCTGCGCCGCGGCGTCGACTTCTGGGAGGTCTCGCCTGCCACCGGGGAGTTCAGGCTGGGCGACGTCAGGGACCTCGCGTCCACGATCACGGCCAAGTACATCCGCTACGGCGACGCCCTCTCGACGCCGACGAACACGACCGGAGGGGCGGTCTATCGGCCTGCGCCCGTCCTGCAGTACGGCTGGGGCTCCCGCCTCGATGGCTACAACTGCACGATGGCCTGTGCCTGCATGGCCCTCGATCGCCACACCAAGGGTCGATACACCCAGCGCAGCGGCGACCCCAAGGCGACCCCTCCGGTCATGCGGTCGTACCAGGACGATCAGAAGGGCGGCACGGACCTCTTCGACGTCTCGACGGCATGGGATCGCGGCTGGGACAAGGTCCTGCACAGCCCCGGCACCCATCCGTGGAACACGTTCGTCGACAAGATCAACCAGGGTCGCGGTGCCATCCTGCAGGGCCAGTACGGCAACCTGCCTGCGAGCAAGCGCTTCAGCAGCACGTTCACCAAGGGCCATGCCATCTACATCAACGAGCAGTTCTCCAACGGCAACTTCTGGGGTGTCGACCCGCTCACCCGGCACCCCATCGTCTACACCCCCGCCGAGCTTCAGGCATACGCCGAGGGTCTATCGTTCGTGAAGAGCGGGTATGTGAGCGCTGCGTTCACGGGGATCTCGAAGTGACCAGTCCGTCCGACATCAGCATCAAGCTCGACGGGGTCGAGGTCAGCGACCGCACCGTCTACCACTCGACATGGTTCGAGTCGCAGGCCAACCCCATCCAGGGGAAGTTCCAGCTCACCATCAGGGACCCGAACCAAGACTTCGCCCCGAAGGCCGGGATGTCGGTCACCTGCCATATCGACGGCGTGCCGATGTCGGGCGGCTACGTCTTCAGGAAGGGCCGCAAGCACTTCTTCGACGTCGTCGACACCCAGAACGTGGCCCCGACCGCGGTGAAGACCCGCGCATGGGTCCTGACCGGCCCCGACTACAACGTGCTCTTCGACAAGCGGGTCGTCTACGACGAGGTCAACTTCGACGAGGCGCTGAAAGTACCCGCGGGCAGCCGGAAGCTGACCAAGGCCCTGAAGCACCTGCTTCGCAACTACGTCGACGTCCCAGCCGGCCTCGACTTCGACTCGAAGGTGCGGTGGATCGACACCGCCTACGGCTCAGAAGAGTTCGGCGGGATCTACGTCGAGCAGGGCAAGACATGGCGCGATCAGATGGAGGACTTCGCGGACAACGGCGGGATCATCTACTACATCGACGCCGATCTCGCGCTGAACTTCCACGAGTACGAGGACGCTCGAGTCCCCTGGCTGTTCGTCGACAGCCACCCGGACGGTGTGAAGACCATCGGCTTCCGCGAGGGCGAGTACGTCGAGGACGCGACGCCGATGGTCACCGACGCGCTCGTCTGGGGTGGGAGCTCGCTGGCGAAGCCGGGAGAGCCCATCGACCAGTCCGAGGGCATCGGCGTGGTCTTCGCCCGCTACCCGGACCCGCCCGCGAACGACGCCACTTGGCACGGTCGCCTGCAGTCCAAGCAGCGTGAGCAGCAGGCTATCGACCGGCAGGCCGAGTTCGGGCGCTGGCAGCAGGCCGAGATGAAGGTCGGCCAGGAGAACTACCTGACGAAGGGCTCCGTGAAGAACCGGGCCTTCGTCATCGTCAACGGACCTCCGGGCAAGGTGCCGACGAAGGGGGTCGAGGGCGGCTTCAACAAGCCCGTCGAGATGATGAAGGCCGCGTGGTTCGCCCATGACGTGCCCAGCAGCGAGCACCTGCGCCCCGGCTTCATCCAGGACTTCATCCTCTACACACACGGCGCCGACGCGGCACATCCGCTCATCACCACGCTGCCGCTGCGGTCGATGAAGATCACCTTCCCGACCCTGCCGGACAAGACGAGGAACCCGCTCAGCGAGCCCAAGACGTACGTCCGTTTCGACGGGGAGTTCGGAACCAACTACGCCGACTCGAGGCATCTGTGGAAGTACCTGAAGCGAGCACGTCGCTCGACCCGCAGGGAGGTCCGCGCCATCGTCAGCAACCCGCAGTCGGGAGGGGACGACGTCGGGGTCGTGGTGGGCTCGTTCGCCACGCTCTATCCGAACGAGAAGCCCGATGGCTCGAGGACGGAGTTCACCTTCGTCTACACCTTCATGACCGACAACCTCGAGGTCTACCTCAACGGCCTGCGGCAGCGTCGCGACATCGACTTCTCATGGGACTCGGAGGGCCAGCGGCTTCTCTGGACCGAAGCGCCGGTCAGCTCGGACCAGATCTGGGCGACCGGGAATGTGAGCGAGTGAGATGCCGTCCTTCAGCGCCGACGCAGTCATCTCCTACGGGTTCGTCGACGACAAGGACGACGTCCACTTCTTCGGTATCACCGAGTACCAGGAGATCGTCACCGACTTCACGCTCTTCACGACCGACCCGACAGACCCGCCCGAGACCGAGAGCGGCGACCACACCGGGTGGATCGGCCTCGATGTGGCCGAGACGGGCATCGTTCGCCTCTACACGTCGCTCGAGGCGGGCGACAGCATGTCGGACACCCAGTTGGCCATCTGGGGTCCGCGGTCGACACCGCCTGGCGTCTCGACCGACCCATGGCACTACGGCGACGATAACTTCCCGTCCGGCTACCTCACGTCCCTCCACAGTTCCGGCAGCGACCCGAGCGGCACCGACTACATCAGCGGCTACCGTCACAGCGAGGACGAGAGCGCTGTCGGCCTCACCCTGCCACCCGGCAAGTATTGGGTGGCCCTCTGGCCGTTCAGTTGGGTCGACGACGAGCCGCGGGCTCGCCTGGTCATCGAACCGCTCAAGGGCTTCGTCGCGGACGCCATCATCAAGGGTCCCCGGTCCGCCTCCTTCTCCGCTGACGCGATCATCGGGGCTCGCTACTTCACGGCGGATGCGTGGATCGTCGCTGAGCGCTGGACCCATGACCGGGTCCGCGACCACCATGGTGCTGAGAGCGACCTGAACGTCGTCCTCGAGGCCGACATCGGCCCGTACGCGGCCTACACGCCCATCCACTACGTCTTCGAGGGTCTGCACGACCGTCTGGTGCAGCTCGAGTCATCCAACCGGGTGCGCTCGTCCTTCACCGCCGACGCGGTCATCTCGGGCAACGCCATCCTGGCGGACGCCATCATCCACAAGCCGGACGTCACAGCGTCCTTCACGGCGGACGCGGTCCTCATCCGCGGCGGCTCGTTCACGGCGGACGCATGGATCCAGGCCGGCTTCACGGCGGACGCGTTCATCGTGGCAGCCCTGTGACGAGGAACACCCACGACCGCGAGGAAGCCCACCACGGGGACCTTCCGGCCAACACGGCAGAGATCTCTGACGGCTTCAGCCCTGCCGTCCCGACCGGGATGGGGGTCGAGGATGCCCTGCGCGAACTGTGGGACCGCATCACGGCGCTCGAGGGCTCGGACATCTTCGTCGGCGGCTTCAAGGCCGACGCCGAGATCGTGCCCCGCAGGGTCTTCGCGGACGCCATCATCCGTGCGACCCTGTCCGACTCGTTCACCGCTGATGCCATCCTGCTGCGCGAATACCAGTCGTCACTCACCGCCGACGCATGGCTCGTGGGGGCAGCCGGCTCGTTCACCGCCGATGCCGTCTTCCTCAAGTCCATCACCGGCTCGTTCACCGCCGATGGCATCCTGCTGAAGGCCAACACCGACTCGCTGATGGCTGACGCCATCGTCCACAGGCTGCAGCAGGCACAGATCACTGCCGACGCGATCGTGCGGCGGGTCCAGTCCGACTCCATCGCAGCGGACGCGGTCCTCAAGGCTGCCCAGCAGGCGTCGCTCCTGGCTGACGCGGTCATCCGGGCCAGCCAGTCCGCGGCCTTCTCCGCGGACGCCGTCCTCACGCTCGCGGCGACCTTCTCCATCACCGCCAACGCCGTCATCCAGAAGGTCCAGCAGGCATCTCTCACCGCCGACGCGGTGGTCTTCCGAGAGCAGCAGGCGTCCCTCTTGGCGGATGCAATCGTGCTGCGCGAGCAGGCAGCCTCGATGGTGGCCGACGCCATCGTGCTCAAGTCGCAGACCGGCACCGTCACCGCTGACGCCATCGTGCGGGCGGTCATCACCGCGGCACTCTCGGCCGACGCCGTCATCCTGCGCGAAATCTTGGGGTCGTTCACGGCTGACGCGGTGCTCCTGCGGACGACCGCGGCGTCGCTCCTGGCGGACGCGATCCTGCTGGCGACACGGTCCGCCTCCCTCACCGCGGACGCCGTCGTGCAACGCGTGCAGGCCGGCTCGTTCCTCGCGGACGCGATCCTGCTCGAGACGGTCGCGGGCACCTTCACGGCGGATGCCGTCATCGCCATAGGCCGCACTGTCGTCGGCCGGTACCATATCGGCAGGGATACCCTCGGGTGATCAATGGCTGAACTGTTCGAGAACTTCGGAGAGACGACCCTGAACGAGGCGCTTGACGCCTCGGAGACGGGGGTCGATGTCGTCGACGCTTCCGTCATGCCGACCGCTGGCGGCAGCGACCAGTACCGCATCACGATCGACGACGAGATCATGATCGTGACCAACGAGTCAGGCAACACCCTGACGGTCACTAGGGGCGCAGAGGGAACGACGGCCACGACGCACGACATCGGCGCCACCGTCAGGCACAACCTCACTGCAGCCTCGGTCCCTGCAGCCATCGACGAGCGCATCGCCACCCATGCCGCCGTAGCCACGGCTCACCACAGCCATGTCCTGGCCACCGGCATCGTCATGGAGCAGTTCATCACCGACCCGCCTGAGCCCGTGTGGGAAGAGGACGGCACCGACTACGTGTACGAGACACTCTGATGGTCCGCCGCATCTTCGCCACGAACCCTGCCGACCCGCCTGCTGACGGCGAGGTGCCGGTGTACGACTCCGCGACCGATACCTGGGGCAGCGAGGCAGCGTACGCTGACGCTGACGCCATCGCGGCGGTCGGGCCACATCTCGCGCTCGGCACGGCGCCAAGTACGCAGGCGTTCGGGGACGCCGCTGCTGGTGGTGCCGCGACGGACGCGGCCAAGACGGATCACAAGCACGCCATGATGGCCGACCCGGTCACGGCACATGTCGCGTTGCCTGACGCGCATCATGCTCGCAGTCATGACCACTCGGCAGTGGGTGACGGGACGGCGCTGGCTCCGGTGAGCATCGCTGGCTACCAGTTGAAAGGCGCGGTCACGGTCGATACTGGGGAGACGCATGACCTCGGTGCTAATGCGTTGCCGCTCAGGGACATCTACGCTCAGGATCTCTTCGCTAGTGAGGATGCGGACGCAGGGCAGCCTTCGGTGGCCCTACGACGAGGGCGTGCTGGGCCAGCGGTCGTCCAAGCTGGTGATGCCCTTGGGTTCGTCAACTTCCACGGTCACGATGGCACTGCTTACGACGGAAGTGCTTCGGCAAGCATCCGCGCCTATACCTCTGGGACCCCTGCGAGCAGCGACGTACCCGGCTATCTGTCGGCATGGACGCGGGCCCAGGGTGGCGCGCTGACCGAGCGATGGCGCATCACCGAGGCTGGGGTCCTCCTTCCCGTCACTACTTCCGCGATCGACATCGGAGGTACGTCAAACGTCGTCCAGCACGTCCACGCCGAGG